GTTGGCGGCGGCTTTGCCCAAGCTGGCGTTGTTGCGGGTGCTGTTAGCAGCATTGTTAACCGCGCTATGGCTTCTATTCAAGACCATGTCGGCGCGGCTGTTTCGCGTTTTGATACGTTGACGCTTTACCCTCGCACAATGCAGTCATTAGGCTTTGCCGCGAAAGAGTCAACGGCAAGCATTAACTATATGTCCGACAGGTTGCAGACACTACCTACACAGCTAGATACCATGGTTCAGACGGTCAAGGGACTAGCGGTCATCACAAACGACCTAGACCGCGCAACCAAAGTTGGCCTTGGCTTGAACGATATGCTTATCGCTTCCGGTGCAAACCAGCAATTAGCGTCGGCGGCAATGGAACAGTTTAGACAGATTTTGTCTAAGGGTAGACCAGATATGCAGGACTGGAAGTCACTCATGCAGGCAATGCCCGGACAGTTGACGCAGCTTGCACACGCCCTTCTCGGCCCTACACACAACGCCCGTGATTTGTACGCAGCTCTAGGCGGCGGCAAGCAAAAAGAAGGCGGCGCGATTTGGGGTACGGTATCTATTGAACAGCTCATAGACGCAATTATCCGACTCGACCTAGAGGGTGGCTCGGGTATTACCAGCTTCAAGGAACAGGCGCAAATCGCGGCTGGCGGCATTGAAACGCAAATGGCGAACATGAACAACGCCATTACACGCGGCCTTGCTGGAACGCTTGAAGCTATCGGAAGCGTAAATATTGCGTCTTTCTTTGGCGATGTCCGCGGCGGTATCCTTGCTGGCTTTAAGACGTTCAACGGCTTCATCAAAGACGCAGTGCCAACGATCAAGGCAGCAATTCCAGTGTTCCAAGCACTCGCACCCGCCGTTATTGGTGGCTTTGCTGCGTTTTCAGTCTTTGGCAAGGTTGAGCCTATCCTAAAGGCAACTAGCACATTTAACATGTTCGCTAAGGTTGCTTCACAGTTTGCGTATGGTGGCGTGTTCAACGTCATCAAAAGCGGCTTCACGTCACTTATAAGCTCGATTAACCCCGTGACCGTCGGTGTCGTTGCTCTTGGTGCGGTCGTTGGTATTGCCGCTTCGCAGTTCATGAAGATGAAAGAGCATAGCGACGGCGTTGCTAATGGCTTGAAGTCTATCAACGACGTTGCCAACCAGTCGCACGGTTTGAGCACATACTCTTCGATGATTGACAAAATCACCGATACCGCGGGCGGCGCGGCAATGTCCGTTGACGCGCTCATGAAGTCGATTAGCGACAGTAACTCCAAGATTGCTAACACGCTTTCAGAAGCAACAACAAACGTTGGAACACTGGAACGCGCTAGAACAATTATTAGTAATTATGCGGGAGCTACTGACCTATCAACACAGGCGCAAGGCCAGTTATCGTGGGCACTCTCCACGCTCAATGAGCAGCTAGGCTTGAACATTTCCTCAACGGACGTGATGAACAATTCATACACGGACGCTAACGGAAACGTTCAGAAGCTGACTGACTCTATCAACGAGCTAGTATCTGCCAAGGAAAAGGAAATCAAAACAGCCGCGCTTACTGAAACGCTGACAGAGCAGTACAAGCAGCGTGCCGCGGCAGCTCAAAGCCTAGCAGAAGCAGAACGCAAGCTAAACGCAGAGTACAGCGACGCAGCACACGAGGACTTTATTAACAAGCAAGTCGGCACATCGGACGGCGAGGGCGGCACTGTTACACGCGAGCAAGCCGAGCAAGATTGGCAACGCCGCAAAAACGGCTCACAACTTGGCCAGGATGCACGCGACGCTCGCAAGGCATATGAGGAACTAGACGCAGCCGTTAGACAGACGGAAGGCGATTTGGAGGTTAACAGCAAAGCTGTTGACGCTAACTCCGACGCTTACAACGGACTCGTTAGCCGACTCTCCGACCTAACGCAGGCATACGTTAAGCAGCACGGCTCACTTGCTGATTTCTCCAGTGACCTACAAGCACTCGGAGCAGATACAACGCAGTTAGGCGACCTTACAGACGAGCAGTGGCAGCGTATCGCACAAGCATACGACGGCACGGCAGCTTCTTTGGTGCAGCCTTTGCGCGATTTGGGCGTAACACTCAACGAAACAAGCGTGTCTGCTTCGGAAGCAGCGAAGCAAATTAACGACGCTCTAAACAGTTTCGGCGCAAATGACGCAATCGAGAGTGTAGGCATTAACGTCAATGACCTATCCGCGGCTATGGCCAACGCTGGTATTACCGTTCAAGACTTGCAGGCAATCGGCAGCGAGAACTTCAAAGCCTTGGCTATCAACTCGAACGGCAATATCCAGTCAATCATTGCCACGGTTCAATCGCTCAACGCCCAAGGTGTCAACGATAAGTCGTTCACTATTACGGCACACGATAACGCGTCGGGCGTTCTTCGCAGCGTCAAAGCCGAGCTGAACAGTCTTCACGACAAGAACATTCTTGTAAACCTCATGAAGCAGAATGCGGCAGGCGGTATCCGTGCTAATGCAGCGGGCGGCCTTCGCATGCACGCGGACGGCGCAATCGTCAACCGCGCAACACCGCTTGACATTGTCGGCGAGGACGGCGCGGAAGCGATTATCCCGCTCACAAACAAGCGTTACGTGAAGCCATTTGCCGACGCAGTAGCAGAAGGCATACTCGGACAGTCAACAAACGAGCAGCTTATTCGTTGGCTTGCTCAAAACCTCGGCGCGATCATTGCAGCAAGCGCGCCGGTCGTAACCGTATCAGAGCGTGAACAACGCCGACAGATTAGGGAGTTGATGTCGTAATGTCACAGGCACAATTCATTACCGCCGACGGCACAACGTTCGATATCTCCGGCAGCTTCGGCACGCTCATGTTTGGCGACGATTTGGCGGGCTGGGAATGGCGAAGCAGCGCAACGCGTTTTAGCCGCGAAGCTAGGACGTATAGCGTTGAACTGGTAGCACAAACCACATCACAGCGCGAAGAAGTCGAGCGGTTGCTCATGCTTGCAGATTACGACACCGAGCGTGGTTTGCCCGATAAGCTCGTAATCGACGGCTGGTATATTAACTGCAATATCGTAGAGGGCGGCGTATCGAATTGGTACGCCGCTTGCCGTACGTGGCAGCTCAAACTCCAAGCCAAGAACCCTATTTGGTATCGCGAACGCACTATCTCGTTTATGCCACAGAGCGCAAGCAATGAGCAGTTAACAGGCCATGACTACCCGCACGACTACCCGCACGATTACGGCACATCGGCGCGAGGTTCACAGTTTGAGAATACGAGCCAAACGCCGTGCGATTTCCGACTAACTGTTTATGGCTATGCGGTAAACCCCTCAATCTATATCGCGGGTAATACGTACGGCGTTGATACTACCGTTCCAGACGGCGGCTTGCTGGTTATCGACAGCACGAAGAAACGCAGTATGAACCGCGACAGTGTAGTCAGCAAGGACAAATACGGCAATGCAACGGACGCGTTTAAGTATCGCGTTCGCGGTATTGAGGGTTCGGGGTCGTATATCTTCCAGCGTATACCGCAGGGACTTCACAATGTCACTTGGGAGCAATCATGGGGCTTTGACCTAACGCTAATCGAGCGAAGGGCGGCTCTACCGTGGATATAATCTTACGTAACAAGAACGGGGAAGATGAATTTATCATCGACCCCGTTTCTTTTGATATCGCTGTAGGCATTGGCGACAACGCCGAAAATGACTTCGAGTTGACCGTTCCAGCTAACGCTCCACGCGCGGAACGCGGACAATTCGTATACATCGAAGGCACACCCTACGGCGGCATGATTACGCGTATTAAGAGTGACGGCGCGTATAAGTGGCACGGCCAAACGTGGCAGGGACTACTCAACAACCGCGTTATTCTCGCACCCTCGGACGGCGACAACGTCTATTTTAACGGCGACATGCACCAAGTTTTGAAGAACTGGCTATCGTGGCTTTCTTTAACGTCCGTCTTTGAGGTATCAGACGAACCGTGCGCAATCGTTGCTAACAATTACAAAGTACCGCTCTATTCAACGCTCTATGAAGCCTTAACGGGCGCACTAGACGCGCTTGGTGGTAAGTTGCGTATTCAATGCAACGACCGCCGCGCGGTTCTTTCTATCATTCCGCGCAAAGACTGGACGGAGGACGAGGAATTCGACACGGCTTTAACCAACGTTAAAGCAGATATCGACTTCTTACCCGTTAACCACCTCGTATGCCGCGGCAAAGGCCAAAAGGGCGAGCGATTAGCGGTCGAGCTATACGCCGACGAAAACGGCGATATCTCGCGCATGAAGTCGCAAAGCGGCGTTTTTGAACGCTCTATGTATTACAACTATTCGGCGGCCGACCAAGCAACGCTAGAAGCCGACGGCAAAAAGAGACTCCAACAGTACATCGATGAAGCGAAGAAGCTAACTGTCGTTCTAACGGATACGTCCGATAGATACGACGTTGGCGACATCGTCGGCGGCTTTGATGACAAAACCGGTTGGAGCGCAAAAGCACAAGTAACAAAAAAGGTTGTGACGCTGGATAACGCGGGCGTTGTCAAGGCCACGTATACCACGGGAGACGCTAAATGAGACTGAACAATTACGTACACGTCGAGTGCGACGTTAAAGGGTGTCAAAACAAGCTAGACGTTGCCGAAAAAGAAGTCGACACGCACGGCTGGGCTGTAGGTGTTGAGTACATCGACGCGAAAGGCCATACAAAGAAATACGACCTCTGTTTTGAGCATGCCATGCGTTGGCGTTACCTAAGGCAACAGCACGACGCAGAAATCGACAATCTTATTTCCACAGGCAACATCAAGAACCCCGTAATGTAGGAGGTAGCACATGGCATTTGATTTCGTAACATCGCGCCAAAATAAAGCTCATGTAACCGCGGAGCAAGCCGGCGCGCTTAACATTGCTATCTTCGGCAATGGTAGATATATCACTAAGTACGCGCAGGGACTAGAGGTTTCCGTCGCGTCAAGCAACAAGATTAACATTGCACCGGGCGCATTGATCGTGGACGGCCGTTTTGTCATCAACGAACGCGCCGAACAGGCAAGCATTGCCAACGGTACACAAGGAAAATGGCGCAAAGACCTTGTAATCCTTACGCTCAAAGTCGACGCTTCAACAGGCGTTGGAACTACCGCGCTATCAACCATTCAAGGCACGCCAGCCGCAACGCAGGACGCGGCAAAAGACCCCGCATATACGCCAGGCGACCTTTCAAAAGGTCAATATCAAGCACAAGTGCCGATTGCACGCGTCATTCTGAATGGCTTAACGCCAACGGTAGAACACGCGTTACCTACCGTTTCCGCGCTCACTAGCGAGAACTTCGAGATTATATCGTGTGAACCGCCTAGCGGGTACAGCGGTTCAAGTAAGAACCTATGGCACGTATGGCGCAACGGCTCAAGCGTTACTATTCACGCCCGCGTTTGGCTCGACGCTGGAATTAAAAAGGACTCTCTTTTATGCCCGTTCCTCATTCCAGAAGGTTCACGCCCTCCAAAGGTCGATAGCAGCAAGTACAACGCCGACGGATACGAGAATATCTACTATAACGACGCGTTTTGCCCCAACAACGCCGACGTTATCAGTGTTCTATCCGTTCGCCCCGACGGCAAGATTTACATGCAGGACATGGGCGGCAAACCATCGCGCGACTGGCGTTACGGTACTTTGACGTACACCGTCGCGCCGAAATAAGCGTGTAGGGAGGTGACACGATGAACCCTATTACGTTTGAGCAAGTGGTCGCGTTGCTGTCGTTTCTTGCAATGTTGATAAGCATGTTTAACGGTGCTCGCACCCTCGCAAAGAGCAACCAAGAAGGCGCGGAGCGTTTAGTTCGTATTGAAGAAGGTATTAAGAGCTTACGCAAAGACCTAGAGGAGAACCAAAAGGCATTTGCGGCTTACATGGCACGCACGGACGAAAGCATTTCTAACGTGCGTTCAACAATCAACGACCATACCGCACGTTTGGCGGTCGTAGAGGACGCAGTAAAAAGCAACTCGGGACGGCTCGGCCGCCTAGAAGCGGCACACGACCACGAGCACGCAGGACATTAACAATCGCTTGAAAGGAAACATTATGAATGAGTGGGTTAAAGCAGCACTGGTACGAGCAATCAAGACCGCAGCGCAAACCGCAGTAGCACTTATCGGCACAAACGCAATCGGTATCACAGGCGTTGACTGGGTGGCCGTCGCTTCCGCGGCAGCTCTCGCGGCCGTTGTATCCCTGCTCACCTCTATTGCAGGTATTCCAGAGGTACGCGAGGGAAAGTCTCCACTGGAGGGCAGATAATGGCGGATTTTTCGGGTGAGATTACCGCCGACGTTTGGGCACCTACATCGGCGTTTGACTCGGGACGCGGCGGGCATAGCGTTCAATACATAGTTGTACACCACGAAGCGGCTGTCGGTTTGACGGCCGCTTCTTTGTCCTCGATGTGGTCGCGTATGCAATCGCAGTCCGCGCATTATTCTGTTGACGGCGACGGCGTAATCGCTCAACACGTCTACGAGAGCGATACCGCTTGGGCGTGCGGCAACTGGACGGCGAACCAGTCCAGCATTTCAATCGAGCATGCTAACAATTCCACGAACCCGTGGACGGTATCAGAAGCAACCCTAGAGAGCGGCGCGCATCTTGTGGCCGCTCTTCTTATTAAGTACGGCTTGGGATACCCACGTTGGGGTGGCAACGTTCGACCACATTCGCAGATTGTTGCGACGGCGTGCCCTGGCGAACTTGCAGGTTCACAGAACGCGCAATACATGAGCCGCGTTTGCTATTGGTACGAGGTAATGACGGGCGCACGATCCATTGAGGAGCGCGGCTGGCATACCGACGGCAAGGGCAGTTGGTGGTATCAGACGGGCGCAACTTCAAGCGATTACGCCACAGGTTGGCTCAAAGTTGGCACTAGCTGGTACTACTTCAACGAGTCCGGCTGGATGTTGACCGGCTGGGTATTTGCTTCTTGGGGCGGCTCGGATAAGTACTGGTGGTACTTCGGCGATGACGGCGCATTGCAGTTTGATAAATGGCTCGAGTACAATAACGGCTGGTACATGCTGCTCTCTGATGGTCGCATGGCTACTGGCTGGCAGGAGCGCGACGGTAAGCGTTATTACCTCGACGAGACAGGCCGCATGGCCGCTGGCTGGTTAAAGCTGGATAACGACTGGTATTATCTGCGTTCCGACGGCTCGTGTGTAGTCGACGGCTTGTACGAGGTCGGCGCGGATAACATTTGCGCGTTCGATAAAGACGGCCGTTTGCTCACAGGTGACATCACAGTTACGACGAACGACGACGGCTATATCTCGGGCGTTAAGTAACACGTCTAGAGCTGCTCTGAAGAGTGCAAGACTAGACTTGTAACCCCTCTTGCTTCGGCAGGAGGGGTTCTTTTTTTATGCCGAAGATGAATGCCTAAATAAATACCCTCGCCCGTGTGGTTGAGGGTATTTTTATGAGTATTTACTCGACTTCAAAATTTGCGTGGCTTAAAACGCCTTACAACAAGCCGTTTACCAGCGGAAACGCAAACGCTAGAAATTAGCCGCTTTACGCGGGAATTCCTCGACTTTCGCGCCCGTGTCCGTGCTTTCGCCGAGTGCCGACGCTAGAGGGTTGCGTGCTTTCTCTAATTGCTCGGTCGTGGTATCGGCATAGCGCATTGTCATATTGATATCCGCGTGTCCGAGAATATCTTGTGCCGTCTTTGGGTCAGTTGCGCGAACGGCAATCGTTGCGAACGTATGGCGCAGATCGTGGAACACGGGGCGGCGTTTCTGCGTTCCCATTAAGCCCCACTCTTTCGCGTGCTGTTGCCACCATTTCGACAGCGGGCTTGGGTGTAGGTAGTGGCCTTCAACATCGCCGCAAACAAACATTGCAGGCTCAAACGAGATACCGCAAAGCATACAATCTTCTAACAGCGACGCGCGGCGTTCTTTGAGAATAGCCGCAAGGCTCGCGGGAATGGGTATACGACGCTCTTTGTTCGTCTTAGGCAGCTTGACGTACGTTCCGCCTTCTTCGATACTCACCGCTTGCCGTACGTTGACGTATTCGCTTCCGGGCGTGAGTTCAACGTCGCACCAACGCAAACCGCATATCTCACCGCGACGCATGCCGGTATAGTATGCGAGGTAACATGCGACCACGTAAGGCGTTTTCTCGAGGTTCTCGAGCATAAATAACAGCTTCTTACGTGAAGGCTCGTCTAGCGGGTTTGGTGGCGGCAGTTGACGTTTAGGCGGCTTGATAGCGGCGCAATAGTCCCATTCGATATCACGTACGGCGACAGCTTGACGCACGCAGTGATGAAGAACGTTAAACGTTTTCTTGATTGTGTTATTGCTTAGTCCGCGCTCCGTGAGCCATTGTATAAAGCTCTCGACTTCCGCCGTTGTTATCTCGCCGATTTTCTTCTCGCCGAAGTATTGGTCGAGGTAGTTTAGGCTTGTTTTGTATCCAGCGGCGGTGCGTCCTTCGATGTGTCCCATAGCTTGCAAGGTTGCATAATGAGCGCGGCAGTACGCATACAGCGTCATCGTTGCGCCGTTGCTCGTTCCTTTGTCGGAAATGTTGAGCTTCCGCGCCCACGCAGCGGCGTATTCTTCCGCAGCCTTCTTGCCGCGGTTGTCCTCTTCGTTGCATTCTATGAGTGTAGACTTGTTCTTTTCGTGCCGCTTGCCGTTTGCGTCAACCCACGTAACGCGGGCGTACCAAAAGCCGCTTAGCTTTCGCACGTATACTTTCATTTTTTATGTAACCTTTCTCCACAAAACCCTCCACAAACCCTCCACTTTGTGCGCGTTTAGTGTAACACCCTGTGTTTTTGAAAGTCGCAGTTAACGAGGTCAACGCCGATTTTCCACAATTCGTTTTGTCGCCAAAATACCCGAATGTCGCACTTTGGAGACCTCTCGTAAAGCGGGGGTCATCGGTTCAAACCCGGTTGCTGGCACCATGTTTTTCCACGTAGCCGCCTTGTGCGGCTATTTTTATGCCGATTTCTCCACAAATACCTCACCAAAACCTCCACAAAGTGTAAAACTCGTGTGTTTCGCCGTGCAGAGGGCATACACGTTAAGCGTTTTCGCGTTTCGCGATTTCGAGCAAGTCGGCAACAAACCATAGCAAGATTGCGCAAAGGCAAGCCGCGCCGCATACGCCCGCCGCGATCAATGCAATTTGTGCGCCCGCGGCATAGTTGGTCATCGCACTTTGTGCGATTGTGTGTGTAGGCACTCTCTGAGCTAGTGACATTTCTTCGGCGATACGGGCGGAAAACGCAGCACTCACCGCGTACGCGATTACACCAAGCACAAACGTTGCTATTGATGTGTTCTTGAATTGCTGCTTTCTTGTTTGCAGCGTCTTTTGTGTTGCTTCCTGGACTTCTGACATAACAGCACCCCTAATTCATTATTTACTTACAAATCAACTGCCAAAATAAAGTCAACGAAAATTAACGCCACCCCCCCCCGCGAAAACTAGTAAAACTATTTATGCGCTCGTTGACATTCGCATACCGTTTTACGCTTGGTATTCTTCTATTGCCTGTTGTACCTTATTATGCAGCTCAAAGGCGCGTTTCTCTTGTTCTTTGATTGTAGGTGTGCTTTCCCAGCCGACGAGTTCGTCAAGCGTGCAATCTAAAACGCGACACACCTTCAACGCGTCGCCTAATGTAATCTCGGTCGTGCCACGTTCCCAACGTCCGACAGCTTGATAATTCGAGCCTATCTTTTCAGCTAGTTCCGTGAGCGTTAAACCCTTCTTGGTACGTAACACTCTTAGTTGTAAATCAAACTTACGCATTTAGTACCTCCTCCAAGCAGCGATTATAAACAATCTTCACAAGATATTCAAATAATTAAAATTGATACTTGAATATCAAATTTTGATATTTTATTATGTTATTGTTCACCTAGTGAACAGAGTACCTTGAAAAGAAAATACCACTAGAAATAGTGGGGGACTAGTCACCAACGACTATATGTTGTATGTGGCGACTAACCACAATAAAAAAGTTAAATAAAATGTTCGTTGCAAAAAGTAAGGAGAAATTAACGTGTGGAAAGGAGAAATCCTATCGCAGAACTTGCGAGCTGAACGCGCAAGGCTCAATATCTCTCGCGCTGAACTTGCAAGCAGAAGCAAGGTAAACATTTCAACAATCGAAAAGCTAGAGAACGGGAGACAGCAGAACATAAACACTACTGTTAGAACTATTTACAACCTCGCGGACGCTCTGAACGTCAAACCGCAAGAGCTGGTCGGGTGGGAGTAGACATGGCAGTACCTCAGAACGCAGGCGCGCCCTGGCAGTACGTATGGCAACCTCGCAACCGCTATGCGGCAGACGCAGGAAACGCACAGCCAGCGTATAAAACAGTAATGCGCCACGGCAACGCACGGCTAACAAAAAGCCGTTTCAATGACAGTTATTACGTGAGAGAGGACAGCGGCAACACGTGGCTGCTAGGCAGCTTCGAGAACGCGAACGCAGCGGCAAAGGCGTTCGGAAAGTGGCACAAGTGCCACAGCAACTAACAATCTTCGACGCGCTAAGAGAGGAGAAGCGCAACCCGAGCACTTGCACGTATGTTCTAAAAGCCTTCGAGCTAGAGAAAGGATCAATAAAAGTGCTTTGCAATTTGAGAAACGCGACTTGGACGAATTGCAGAGAAGTTGGACATTGCGTCTATTCAAAGTAAAAGCCCCATTTAAGCGGCAACTTAAACAGGGCATGCCCGAGAAAGTAGAGAAAATATGGGCGATACCAGTATACAACTCTTCTATTCCGAAGAGTTCGGCGAGCTAACGGCCTTCGCCGACAGCCGCGGCAACCCTTGGTTTGTTGCTCGCGACGTATCCGACGCGCTCGGTTATCGCATGCCGTCGGACATGACGCGTCGATTAGACGCGGACGAAAAGGATACGCAGGTAATGCGTACCCGCGGCGGCATGCAGCGCGTCGCAATTATTTCCGAGCCTGGCTTATATACAGCCGTTCTTGGCTCAAAAATTCCACAAGCAAGAAGTTTTAAACGCTGGATAACGCACGACGTTCTACCAGCAATCCGCGCGAACGGTGGTTATATCGCCGTGAACGGTACGGAGACGAACGAAGAGCTGCTCTCACGAGCTCTAATCGTTGCCAACCACGCTATCAAGCGCAAGGACG